TGGGCTCCCCAGGCTTACATCGGAAAGAGTGTCTAGGTAAGACATTTGTCTTCCCATCTGACTGCCAAGCTCGCGGCCCCTTGCTCGAAGGCCTTCCTGATGCTTCTTAGCCGCCTCTGCCAAACCAGTTGCAGCCTCAGTCCCTATCCCAAAGGCGGTTCCAAGCTCTCTGGCGATTGCCTGCTTGGCCTTCGCCTGGGCGAGCTTTGTTGCTTCCTCCGCCCTAGACGCATCCCTAAACCTCTTTAGGGCAGCCTCACCCATCTCTCTGCGCTGAGCTATATCAGCCCTTTGAGCAGCCTCAGCAGCGCCAGAAGCAAGTCTTCCCTGAAGCTCTCCAAACCTTCGAACATCCGCGCCCCGAAGACCTGTTTGGGAAACAGGAAGCCTCTGCCTGGAAGCGCGAGAAAGCGGAGCCCTTTCGGAGGCAAGCATTGCTGCCCTGCGCCTAGCAAACTCAGGGGTGTAAAACTCAATAGGAAGTGGGTTAACCAGATCTTCCGCCTCTGAGGCTAATAGCTGAGCGATGCTCATGTCTGACGGGTTGATTGCCATTGTCCTACCTTAAATCACAAACGCTCTTGCGGAAATGTACCTGCTTGTGCTCTTTGCATGAACAAGAAACAGCCTGTTGTTGTGGTCGGTGTTGGAAAGTACCTTGTTCGCAAACGCTCCTCCGCCCCCAGAGGTTGTGTCAGCAGCCACAATTGATGAGCGCATCTTTAGAAAAACGTCATACGCGGCACCGTTTGTATCCACCCCAGAAAGAGTGGTTTCTCCGTTTAGATGAATCGTCATCCCGCGACGACGGGCATTGGTTCCCTCGAAGTACTGAACGTCCTCGCTCCCATAGGCCTGGGCGGGAGGAGCAAGGGCTGCGGCATTGTGGGCCTCAAGACGGACCCTCTTCCTTAGTGAAGAAACAAGAGATGGAAAGCTTCCCGGCTGACAAACATAAAGTTCAAAATTGGCCTCAAGGTCAATAGACCTCAGTCCAAAATAGGTCGCCGTCGCTGGAGAAGTGACGATGTCATAATTGTAGTTTGAGATCTTAATGGCGTCGAACTGAACAGTGGTGTCAATCTTTACAAGGGCGTCTCTGTTAATCGTCATACGAAGGCAACAACCATCAACCGTATACTCGTTCTCATACTCCCCAAGGCTGTAAAGAGTTGGCTTCGAAGACCCCCCTCTTCCCATAACAACAAACGTGGCTGGCTCGTCCTCTATCAACTGCTCTTGGACAAACGGAACCGTAAGGGCGTCGTGGTGAACACTTCTGTTGGTGATAAAGCGTTTGTCAGAAACGTCCCAGTTCGTGTCGTCAATATTGTTCATGGAAACGGCAAGGGCATCGAACTCATCACTAACAACAGAAGCGGTGAGGGGCTGGCCGTTCGCGATTAGTGGGCTGGGGCCGTTGTACCTGGACATTATCGCACCACATACAAGGAGTGGATCAGGCCACCGACCTTAGGAGCGCCGCCACCAATGGTTCCATCGTAAAACTCTTGAAGCTTGAAGGTGATGTACGTCGCGCCCCCTGGGGATACTGCCCCGAACAAAACCATTGTCGCCTCCTCTGGAGGGGCGGATGTAGATCCGGCCTGGGCCTTGCGCTCTGTCTCCATTCCTGGGATCTCCTCCCAGCCAGAGGTTAGGTCTGTCTTGTACAGAAGCTTGAAGTTGTAGTTGATGTCTACAGTGGCGGCGGTCCAGACAGAGGGGCTCATGGCAGTGTCATCCCTAAAGGAAATCTCTGCCCAGACAAACACGGGCAGGGCATGCTCTCCACTGTAGTGGTTAACAAGTTGCTGCGGAGGAGTCTCTGCCCCGGCAACGTCTGAGTAAGGAGCAGCGCTCATCGCAACATTTCCAAAAGACGCAGCCCGCGTATCCTTCAGCCTAGCTATTCCAGCAGACCAACCATGCGCCCCAATAGACCTGTTTGTGAAATGACGAGTTGTTAAGGCTGCGCCCTCAAAGGCCTCGTCAGGAATAGAATTACACCTATCCCCAATCGCAGAGAAGTTTTCAGAGACCTCTGTCGCGGAAAGGGTGTCTGAAGAAGATATACGATGCTTTAGGCCAGCCATTATCTACAAAACCCAAACACACAAATAGAAGTGTTTTTAATCCTTGCCCCAGAATCTACCTGGCCAGACCTATCCCTGACCTGAATGCGAATAGTATGCGACCCAGCACTTAGCTGCTTTCTGACATCAACGTAAAAGGGGAGATCTGCGTCCTGAACCCGACTAGAAACGGTCTCCTTGATGCCCATCGAAGAGCCATTGTTGTGAAGCCGTACATCAAACATTCTTGTGGCAGCGCTAAATGACGACCCCGAACGATATATCTGGCCAGTCCCAATTACAGTTATTTCTGTAGCCACATTAAGACTAAACGACAAAGACAGGTCTTCGTAGTTATTACTGGCAGAGACGAACTCCCAGAAATAACCCTCTGGCCTTAACTCAGTAGAGCCAGAAGACTGGGACGATGGAGGGGCCAGTTCGTGGTAGTAACCACTTACCTGAGAGACGAGGTGCATCCTGCCAACACCAAGCCCTCCGTGGGACGGCGTTCCCAACACGCTTGTGGAAACAGTGTTGTCGTTGACAGGACTAGCAATTCTTTGCCAACTAACTGAGTCGTCAGAAACATTGTTTTGATCGATGTCGTTGTAAACCACGCCCATGGCGCGGTTAAACTCGCGCATCATTGCGTCGGCATCAGCCGTAACGCTCATTGCAGGGGGCTCTTTCGGCACATACTTCATGGCCCAACCTCCGCCTCTATCGCCATTGCTGCCCTGCGAACAGCGACAGGGTTGTCCAAGCTCTTAAGCCTTGGAGCGCCGATCTTACCCAAAGTAATGTTCGCGGCCCTCAGAAGGTCTTGTCGAGCAAGAAGCCCAGGAACCCCAACATCAAGCTCTTCAACGGCTACGGCAAGCCTGTCAATAATGCGGTCAATCACGGGGGGCCGTCCCCTCTGCCCTCTCCCCGTAATCATCGCCAACAAGCTGCCAGCCAACAAGCCTAAATGGAGAAGGCGCGTCCTCGTCAAAGGTTCCCGCAGCCTTAGACGCCCCACCACCAATAAGCGTTTTATTGTTTAAAACACCGGCCCTAAATGTAAAGCGAATGGCCTTCGCATTAATGTCCTGAGCACCGCCTCCAGAGCCCACCTCTGCAAGATCTACGAACTTACTAACAAGCCTTCTTTCATCCCACAGCCCCGTGCCCCAAGTCCCACTACCCCAGTAGGTTGTGTCTTCATCTTTAAGCATCAGAACCGTAGAACCTGCTGCAACACGGTTGTCCCAGTCGGTGTACCAATCAACTGTTAGCTGGATGTTGCCAGTCTGAACAAAGTACAAAAGGAGCTTGTAAAAACGCTTGTCGCTGTGGGGGTTGTCCAATTCGATCCACTCTGTGGAAAAGCTGCCGAGAAACCCCCTACCGTCTCTCGTATATGCCGTATCCCACATCAAAAGATCTGGCTCCCCCCAGTTGTTAACAGAACCAACGATAACCTCATCCTTAAGCATCGTTGCCGCTGTTACCTTCCGGTCTTTGATGACCGTAAACGCACCAGTGTCTGCATGGATTGCCCACACCTGGTTGTTTTCAACCCCTGGGTTCCCATTAACCGAGATGTAAACACGATTGTTCTGCCTGTCCGCGAACACGGTAGCCGCGTCCCTAGTGTGCTTGGGAAGCAACTGGACAGCGTCGTCAAGAGCAGAAGAAATCCTCTTGAAGCTAGAGCCGTCAAACAAATGAAAGCCAACGTCAGACATAAAGTATGTGTTGTTGTCAAAGCTGACCACGGTACGGTCACTAACCGCACCAAAAGTGGACTGAAGAGGAGTGAGCACAGGATCCTCAGCCTTGTCGTGGGTCAAAAGGTAAGCGCTTCTACGCTTAAAAACTATCGCATAGTCTTGAGCCACACCCCAGGCGGTAATCTCGTCCCCATCAGCCGTGTTTACCTCAATGAAGTTCGACACAGAAACCGCTTCCGGGAAGTTAACCTTTGAATACTTAAGAACAGACCCGCCTCCCAAATAGTACACCCTGCCCCTAAACGGGAACGCCCACCTCGCTGGCGGAGGGGGGTTGTTCTCACCAGCAACAGGGGCTAGATGAACAGCGCTTTCCCCAATCTTTCTAACGTCGAAGTGAGACGTAGCCGCAGGACCAAGCTTCCTGGGAAGAGCGGTTGGGGGAGCAGAACCCTCAGACCGATACAAAGACCTATACGCAATGTCTACCTGCTTAGGAGCGCTTCCAAGCCCCAAGAAGGAAACAAGCCTTCTAGCTTTAAGCTGAACGTCTCTAAAGGTCCCGTAAATCCTGTTCGAATTGACCGCAAGGCCTTCATCCCGCGCCGCACGCGCCGCCTCTGGAGAGACCATTCCCTCTTCATGTGTTGGATCAATACCAACCCCAAGAAGCTCTGTGAGAATCAATTCATTAGAGACCGGGGACAGGTTGGACTCTTGTCCGTATTGATTGGTGTAGGTCTGATAGTAGGTGATCTTCCTGACAGCCGCGTCTACATCATTAAACGAATGATCTTCCCAGAAATCCCCATTAAGGGTTGGCTTAAGACTCTCTATCGTGCCGCCATTGTCTATCGGCCCACCATTGTCCCCATTACCAAGAACCAAAACAGCTGTAACCGGAGAGGGTGCCTCCCTAATGCCTACTGGAGAGGTAATCCTGCCATCCCACTTAACCGGCTCCATGCCCTCAACAAGAATGATCACAAACGGACCAACATCTACAAAGCGAGGGTAGTACCTTGGCTGAGGATCCCCATAGGCCACTTGATAAGAGTGAACAACACGAATCTTGTTGTGCTCAAGAACGGCAATGTTGATCTCTCCAGGAGAGTTCCCTGGGGCCGCAATGCCTGGGGCCGGGGTGTAGTAGGCAATCATCAACTCAGTGGTTCCCGCCGAGTTGAAAGTGCCAAGGGTAAGGATTCTACTATCCTTGCCATCAGCCACCCCAGGAAGGGGAGACAAAACCTTTGCAAACGGGCTCCTCCTAAGCCCATTCTTGTTTGGCTCCCACAAAACAAAGCGACTCATGCCGCCAATCTTCACAACCTCTCCCCGCAACGAGAAGACAACCCCATCTATGTCTGTTGCAGACCCCTTGGACTGCCAGATACGAGTGTCTATCCCCTTTACGTTAGAGGGCTGGAAAGACTTAACCTTGCCGCGAGACCTAGACATTGGCTAACTCCCCAGAGCGCCGTACCACCAGGTCCTTTTGCCGCGAAGTCTTCTTGAACCTCTTCCAATAAGCACCCTGTCTTGAAAGCTCAGGCTGTCCGAAGAAATCATTCTTTGAATGCCAGCCTCAAACTTGGCTGTGGCCGAAGAAGCCCTTCTCTGCTCGTCTTCAGCTGTCAGCATGAGGGCCTCTGCCCCATCCAAGAGGACGCTGGAGAAGGTTGCGTCAAATAACGGCCTATCGTTGTCGTCGTCTAGAGAAGACGCCTCCATCTGATAAACCATCTGAATCTGATAGTGGGAGTTTGGTGCTGGGTAAAGGGTGAGGAACATTGAAGACCCACTGCTAGGCCCGCGAGCGCCAAGATATTCATCAGGCTCTGTGTCGGTTACAGCCATTGGAGTTGAGATGGACTCGCTCTGCATGTCGGAAAGCAGAAACGGGATCGACCCACCAGCGGTGCTCCTGTAAAGGCGAAGGAGAAGGTCCTTCCTTGCGGAAATTGCGGGAAGGGTAACTCCGTCATGGGTTGAAGACAGGGTCACCGATGTGGAGTCACTAAGGGCAGATTCAGCGCCTGTCTGCTTGTCAACAAAGGTATACCAATACTTGTACACAGACCCAGGGGTAAGTCCTGCAACCCCAACAGATGCTGGGGTTAAGGTGCCAATTGGGGTGCGCGGCCTAAAAATAGGCTCCTTTTCCATCGCTGAATACTTTGTTGGCTGCCCAAAGGTACCCTTGTCTCTGTGGTTCATCGAGGCGGGCTTGATAGCCTCAAGACTGTTGGGGAAAGAGTTTGTTCCGGTGAAAAGGACCGCCTCTACCACTGTCTGAGCGCCAAGGGGGAGAGCTATTTCATCGTAAACAATGGTGCCGGTTAGACCGGCGGCAGTTGTTCCGATGAATGGGCGATCAAGAACGCCATTCGTGCCCGTCGAATCCAGGTCTACAACCCGGTAGAAAGACCCACCCACAACAATGCGCTTGCCAAGAACGGTTGCTGGGGGAGACGCGGCCTTCCACTCAATAGCCCTGCTCCCGCTAGACAGCGTAATACCGGACGTAGAGACAGACGCATAGGTGTTGGCCGTAAACTCTCTCCTAAGCCAACCCCACTTTCGCCTAGAGCATATGTCTAGATACGACTGGTTGATGCGCCTGTTTAGCTTTGCGTCGCTGGCGGAATAGTCCTCCCGCCGCTCTTGGAGAGCCGTTCTGAGTTCCTTGAGGTTCACGAACGACCCTCCAAAGAGTAGGTGGGCGGGGGACTAACTATGCCTTGCGGCGAAGCCGGAGGAGAACCATCCCTGACGGGAAAGCGGCTGACGCCGCAGCCTCCGAGAGATCGAGGACGAGGACATCGCCCGCATTCACCACCTGATTCTGGTCAATGCCCAATGCGGTGCTTGTGAAAGCGGCAATGCCTCCAGAAGAAACGCTAGAGCTGTTCAGAGTTGGGGTTCCCGCGCCTGTTGCGTTAGCAATGTCCATGTCCCAGGTCGCTCCAGCGGCGGCGGTGGTATCAAAAACAATCGCGGCGCTCTCAATATAAACATCTGCGTCCATCGGGGTGTAGATGGCAATCGTCGCGCTGTCGTCGCCGCCTGAATTGGCGATTGACTCAAAGCGACAAACGACATCTTCCATAACCGAATAGCCGTAGGGAGCGTACTCCTTTGCTACTCGACTAACGTGTGTGGCTACAGCCATTTCAATTCTCCTAGCTGTGTAAAGCGAGGGGCCGAAGCCCCCCGCTACACACGTTAGTGGTTAGGGAAGCCCATTAAACCAGCAACGAATACGCTGGCGCGTGTTTGTTGCCGGGTTAGGGGTGGTAACACTAGCTCCCAAAATGACAGCATGAGCGCGACTCATCTGCTGAAGGCCAGCTGCGCCAGCCGTAGAGCCAGGCGCAGCCGATGCAGCGATTGTACAACGAGCACCAAGCGTCCCAGCATTCGTCACGTTGGACACTTCGTCCCGCGAGTAAGTAACTCCGCCACCAGTATTTACGTCAAGAGAGACATCCGTAACACCAAGGATGCGGATAATCATCTCCTCGTCGTCAGGGATCTCGTGCCCACTAGGAGCCTGCACGACGCCCATCGGCGCGTACTGACCGATTGTAGAGGCCTGCACATCAGGAATGACTGCGTTAAACCCATCAGCCGCATCTGCATTAAGCAATGCAACCTGAACAACGTCGCCGTGCTGAAGGGAAAGCCCCGTGGTGTTCTTAACACCGATGTCCAGCGTAAGAGCTGAACCACCAAACATAAATCCAGACATTTCAGTATCTCCTCTCTCAGCTTAAAAGACGGGGGTGCCGCCAGCGAAGTTAACGAGACCCTGTCGCTGAAGCGAAGAGCACACAAACATGCTGGTGAAATAAGTATGACTGATGATCACATCGCTGTTGGGCGGCGTAAGGAAGTCAGTCTGGCGGAAATCGTCCGAAGACAGGATGGCAAGCTGCAGGCCAATGCCCGTTCCCTTGCCCTTAACCAGCGGGTTCTTTCCTGGAACATCCCAGTACTCAGGCTTCAGGTTGAAGTCGGTGACTCCGCGTCGGCCAGAGGTGGTCAGGAAGTAGGTCTTGCCGCTTCCAGAAAGCTCGTCGTCAGGAACAACCGGAGTGCCATTGAAGAGCAGGTTCTCGAAGCCCTGGTTCCACATTGCCACATCGCGCTCTTCCTGGTTAGGAGCAACCAGTCGCTTGAAGAAGCGATACACGGTGGGGTCAGTCAGGATGATGTCAGGATGGGTGCCCTTCTTGGAGCAGTCCATGTAGACCTCTTCCCAAACATCCAAGCCATCAGTGCCAAAGGCAGTGATCTGCCCAAACCGATTCTGCCAAACAGCCGGGTAAGAAGACTTTTCGATCCCACCAACTGGTCCCGTCTGTGTGCCAAAGTTGGCTGCGTCAAGCATCGAGTCAAGGCCGTTAAGCTCAAGCGTATTAGCGGATGTTGCTGACTCCGCACCACCATCTGCGTACATCTGGCGGGCAAGGTCGTTGACCATGCTGATCTTGGCAATCGCCATCTTCGACTGAAGAAGGTTCACAATCTGATACTTGCCACGATTCTGTGCAAGCTCAGTGTTGTCGATCACCATCGAGGCACGCTGCTTGTACCATGTCGGGTAACGAGCCTTGTCGGGACCCTCCTCAGGAGTGGTCGCAAACGTGGCATACGTGCCGATGGCACCCACGTTTGAAGACTCTGAGAGAACGATGGGAACACGACACTCGGTGCCGCCTTCATAGATAACTGAGCCCTGGCGATACATGTGCCAGAGGAGGGGGTTAGATTGGATGATCTCCATCGCCACCGTAGACCGCTCAGCGGCTGCGGTGGTCGAATAGACTCGATCAAATGCAATATTTGCTGTGACAGCAGGCATTTTCTATTCCTTAAGCTAGAAGCCGTCTGGGTTCATGCCAGCTTCCTTGAGGGCTCTGGTAGCAGCCTCCAACATGCTTTCTTTGCGATGTTGAACAACCGTACCACTCCTCGCAGAAACAGGCGCGGCCTGTCTACGCTTCTTAGTTTTTTGCTTCGTGACAACCGCCTTCAACTCTGCCTGTGCAACACGGGCAGCTAGACGAATGGCGGCACTTGGGTTGGCTTGCGCCAACTCGCTGAGCTGTGGGTCGTTGTCGATGACCTGTCCAGCAAGTGGGGCAAGTTTTTGGTGATCAAGACCAGGGTTTTCTGCCGCAAAAGATCGATAGGCAGAAGTAACCCTCTCTCGATGTGCAACTGGTTGCATCTCTTCGGCAAGCCTGCCTACTCCAGTTGATTCCAAGGCCTTTTTAACCTCCTGTTGAACGTAGTAAGAAATAACGTCCTCAGGGCTTGCTCCATTCGCCATGTCAGGCGGGGGATCCTCGACCTGCTCAGGCTTAGGTGGGTCCTCCTGACCAGCCCTAGACATCAAGGCTGCATTTGCAGCATCGATAGAATCGAAGTATTTCTTTTCAAGATCAGACAGGCGCTGCATTCGTTTAGTGAATGCCCCCTGCATGCTCTTGTAGGTAGACTTCAACTCCTCCGGGAGTTCTTCAGGGTTTCCATTCCAAAAGGCATCTTCATCGTGGCTATCAGACTCGCTTGCAAGTTGCTCGTCGTCACCACCAACATCGGCTACCTCTTCTCCGGTTTCTTCAGAGTTGTCCTCGTATGGGATCTCTTCGGAATTATCGGCGGGCGTCTCTGCTGTCATGGCTCCTCCAAACGCTTAAATGCGTGTGGATATTAGGAGTTCAACTACTAACTTTTGTCAAGTACCATCGAACAATGTCAGACGAAAACATCACAATCGAATTGTCTAAAGAAGAAACCTCTGAGTGGTCCCGCCGCATCATGGAGTCTGAAAAGCTCCTTGAGGACAACCACCTGCCATATTGGAGAGCCATTCAAAGGTCGTATTCTGCGGAAACGGATGAGGAAGTCCTTGGTGCTGGAGGGCTCGAATATGAAGACGAGCAAAGGATCCAATTCAACTTCCTGTTGTCCAACGCAAACACAATCATACCTGGAGTCATATCGGCTAACCCGCATATCTATGTGAAGCCAAGAAGGCCGGGTGACAAAGAGTCTGCCAGGATTGCAGAAAGCGCTCTCAACTACATTTGGAGGGAGATTGGGGGCAACAAAACCACCAGGTCTGTTGTTCTAGACACCCTTTTGTTTGGGCTTGGGGTGGCCAAGATTGGATACGATTCAAGTGACTCGTTTTATATTGAAGAAGATTATGACTCTGGCCCTGAAAAAGACGAGCCGGGAGATGAAGATCCGCTTACCGGGGTTCAAAGACGACAGCTACGAAGGCTCCTTGCGGCTGAAGAGCTTGTGCTTGACGAGGGGCCACAAGACAACCCAACGGTGACAAGGGTTGCGCCGTGGGACCTAATCATCCCCCCCGGATACGCAGATCTAAAACAGTGTCCCTGGGTCTGCGAACGAATGGTTGTTCGACTTGATGACCTCAAAAGAGACGAGAGGTTCTCTCTGCCACCAGACATTGAAGCAGATTCTTGGCTTAGCGAGGCCGTTCCACAGTCACTAAGCGGAGAAACCCCATCTAACAACATAGAACACCCCGAAATGCCTCCTGACTACATCGTCCTTTACGAGATTCGTTATTGGAGGCAAACAGACAACGGCCTGCGCCGATATGTGATGTGGATGACCAGGGCTTCTGGACTTGGCACAGAGTCACCAACCATCGTTCGCCACATACAAGACCCGCTAGAAATGCGTGGATACCCATACGAGGTGATGCGCTTTGTCGATGTTCCGAACAACTTCTACAGCACAAGGGTTTCTGACCTTGCGGCAATTAAAGACATCTCTGACCGACTCAACGACGAGTGGGCCTACATCCTTAGGCACCACCGGCTGTCTTCAAGGAGGAAGTTTGTTACAGCCCCTGGAGCCCTAGAAAGCGGTCAGCTTGCTGGCCTTCTTGAGTCTGACGAGGACATGGACGTTGCTGAGTTACCGGCCAGTGTCGCCCGCATCCAAGACGCAATCATGCTGCTCCCAGAGGCCCCTCCACCCAGCACAACCCCGATGGTCATCCAGGGACTGGCCAAGCTCATGTACGAAATATCTGGAATTGATGTGTTCCAGCGAGGAGGCTCTAGTCGAAAGGGGACCACCGCCACTGAGGTGGCCATTGCATCAGCGGCTACTCGCGGTCGAGTTGGCATGCGCCTAGAGGCCACAGAGAACTTTGTTTCCTCAATCTCCAGAAAGATCCTGGCGATCATTCGTCAATACTGGGACGAGATCAGGTACATGAGGATTGATGGAGAAAACGGAGACGACGAGTTCATATCCTTCACCTCCTCCGACATCCAGGGCTTTTACGATGTAACCGTGCAAGCCGGATCTACCGTTCCCACAGACCCTGCAGAAGAACAACGAGCCTTTATGGGCCTACTACAAACCATTCAGGGGGTGTCAGCAACACTGGCCCCTCTCGTGCAGGCAGGAGCGATGCCTCCAGACTCAATCCAGAACTTTATGGACAAGGCCTTTACCGTGTGGAGACAGGACAAGCGTGCCCTTGCTGGACCGCTATCTCAGCTGCAAGGGGCAGCAATGGGAGCAGCGTCACCGCAAAGCGCTCCACAGGAGCCGCAAGAACAAGGGGTACAGGACATCGGAATGGGGGCAGACGGTCAGGCCCTGGCAGGGACTGGCCCCAGGGAGGTTGCACCCGGTAGCCCAGACGCCATAATCAACAGATTCCAAACTTAAGGGAGATGAGATGAGAATCTACAACATGCGGTGCACCCACGATCTCTGCGGAAGGGCCTTTGACTGGCACACGAAGTGGGGCTTGTATGAGGCCAGCAAAAGAGACAACTTCAAGGATGTCCGCTGTTGGCACTGCGGTCGCCTTGGAGCTACCAGAGCCTGGAATCACGCTGTTCCAGACCTGACGGTAAAAGGAACCTGGGGGAAGAACGCCAGCCCTGAGCTTTGTGGAAAAGACTACTACGGGAAGGGCGAGTACCAGTCCCAGGTGGCCTTGTCTGGATCAAAGGTTGTTGACAGTGGTCAAGACCGTGGGGTGCGAACACCAGTAGACCAGACCAGAGAGTCGGTAAGAGACGCTGCTAGAGAAAAGATCACAAGCCTTCTTATCGAGCGCGGAGAGATGCGCCTGAAGGACATTGTCAAAGAAAGCGGACTTAAGGATCACATCGTTCACGACGTTATCTACAAAGACCCAGGCAGAATCCACAAGGTTGGAAGAGGAACCTACGGCCTTACTGGCGTCTCCTCCCAGACAAGCGCCTCTTGAGCCTCGCTGCACTAGACTCGTAGTCGCTCCAGTCATCCTCACTCCACTGACGATGATCCATGGCCTTGCCCATGTCGATTTGGGTTGAGTTGATCCTGGTCATCCCGCCTGGGGTGTAATGAGAAACCGCAGTGGCAATCATTGCGGCAATACAAGCATCATCATTCTTGCCAGGGGGAGCCCCCATCTTGGCCTGAAGAGAGTCTATGCCGTCCTTGCTATAAAGAACGGTCCTTGTGTAGGCCTCCATCTCATCAAGGACCTGCTTTGACCTAATCTTGACATAATCCTCCTTGAGGGCCCTCTGCATAAGGCCAACCATTGCCGGTTTCGTCTTCCTTGTCGTGTCCCAACCAAGCATCACCGTAGGACCACCAATGGCGTCTGTTGTTACGCGCCTATAAAGATTCCAGTATCGAGACCTTTCCAACAAAGCAATGAGGCCAGCGCCCAACCCGGTAACCTCTGGTGCCAAAATAGCGTTGTTGTAATACATAGCCACTAGCAGGCAAATGGGTGCCAGCTCATCCAGCTCTATCTTTCCCCGCCACTCAGCAACCTGCTCCAGGGTGGCCAGGTCACAGACATAAATGTGGTCCCAGTCCCTACTCCCAGCGCCCTTACTAACATCTGCGCCAACAACATACTTGTCTCCAGAAACAGGCTTTTTCCAAATAGACATTCTTCCCTGGCCCGGAGACACTTCAACAACCTCTGGCTTGTAAGTGGAATAAATGCGCTCTCTACCACTTGGGTAGTTGGATACATCTTCAATCTCGTACCAACCGTGTTCTGGAGCAACATTCCCATCCGGCTTAACCGCCCCGGCAAACGGCAGGCATAGCTCGCACCAACACCCATGCTTTGTCTTTTGCCTCTGCATGGCGTTCTTCTCGAAAACGGGAGACCCGGAGGCGCTAAAAGCCTCTTCATCCGTACTTGGATATTCCTGGTGAAACCTTTCTACAGAGCCACCACACTTTGTCGAAATGGTTGCCCTTCTCCAGGAAAGGTTCTCAAGGGTTATCCACTCGCCAAACTTCTCAAGAAGAGTCCTCTCTTCCCCGTCTAAGGAAGCGACAAACTCATCCTCTGCAACAAGAAGAGGCTTTGAATAACCCTCAACCAAAAACCAAGGGGTGAAATATGCATACCAATCAGAATCAGCATCTCCTGGGTACTTATTCTTCAACTCCATCCATGGATAAGGCTCGTCCTGCCAAACCTTTGCGCTCAAATACATCGTATGGTGGAAGTCGCCAGACCCATTGCAAGTAGACTCTGAATAAGCAAATGTTCCTGGGCCATCAGGCATTGATTGCAGCGTTGCCAGGAAATACCGCTCTGGCTGCTTGTAGAAGGCGACCTCTGAGAAGTGCGCTAGCCGAGCGGTTGTTCCACGAGCGTCCTCTGCGCTCTTTGCTGTCATCACCGTAAGCCTGCTTCTAAGCCCAGCCGGTCCAGCCGGGGCCCTGAAGTCTAGCTCAGCCCTGTTGTTGTACTTAGTTAGGGGCTGAAGGCGCTCTGGCAGATTGTCATAAAACAGTTTGGCCTTTGTAAAGATGCTGTGAACAGAATGGTCTGCATGTGCAGCTATGAGGGCTACCTCGTCTCTCTTCGTGATGCACCTATGGAACATCCAGCCCTGAATATGTGTGCTACAGCCAGCCTGTCTTGCCTTGGCCTCCCAAACTCTGATGGGGACGTTAGCTTCCTCCATCTCATCAAGCATCTTCTGTCGAAGTAGCTGGCTTGTATTCAGTTCAAACGGAAGAAGCTCGCCGCTCTTAGTCTGTATGAAGAGGTGCTCCCCGGCAAAGGAAGTAAAGTCATCGTAGGAGCCTGAAGTCAGATCAATCTCTGCGACCTCTGCAAATGTTTGCTGCTGTTGTCTTCTTGCCATTCTTTCTTGCCTCCATCCTCCACCTTGGAAGGTCTCCCTTAAGCATTTTTATACTTTTCTCGTGAATCATTCTGCAGTGGTAACGGGTGCCTGCCTTCTTCCCCATGTAGACAGAGTATGCGCCGTCCACCTCCCTGACCCGATCAAAAAACTTGTGCGCCTGTATCCTGCCGACACCCATCATCTTCGCCGCAGGGCGACAGCCGTGGTACCCCTCTGCTGTGGCTAGCTTGAACGCCTTGTTTGGATCGGACTCACCGAAGAAGACCTTTGCCCCAGGTGGAATAGGTGGGCCAATTGTGTAGATCCCATCCGCAGCAAGCCATCTGTAAAGCCTGTCTTGTCGGTGGTACCGCTGCCGAAGCTCCCACTCATAGCGCTCGTAGTCGTTAGCGAACTCCGGTATCTGTCTCGGAGCGGCGATAGCGCTTCTTTTTGTTGTATCGCTTGACTGCTTCGATGTGCTTTTTCCGGCCCTCTTCGGTCTTTTGCCATTTAGAAGCCGATTCAGCGCAGCATCTTTTGCACCAGGAGTTGAGGCCATCACGCCTGCGCCTAGCAATGCCGAACTCTTCAAGCCCATGGACATGATCCCTTCCAAGGCGCTTGCACCTTGAACAAGACTTGCTCGTAATGCCTGGGTCTACGAACGGCGCACGAAGAGAGTCTTTTTTTGACAAGATGGAAACACATTCTTTACACCTTGCCTTTCTTCCATCTGAAGCCCTCTTGTCTTTATGGAAAAGGACTAGGGGAAGTACTTTTCGGCACCGAGTACAGGCCTTTCTAGAGGCCACTACTTCTTCCTATACAAGCCGTCTGGACAAACCCTAAGCAAGCTTTTTTGATGCCGAGTAAGCCTATACCATTGACCCTGAGTAACACCTGGCTCTGGGGTGGCAGGGGCCTCCTCCTTAAGGTCCTCCAAGACCTGGTCTTCGGCATTGGTTTTGAGTTCGTCAATCGCACTGCCAATCGCAGAGATCAAAGAGCTTCTATGCTTGCCATCGATTTCGGCCTTAAGCACTGCCTCAAGCCCACTAAGGTCAAGCTCAGACAATCGAGACCTTGCCGCCTTTACAGTAAGTTCACTAGGATTAAACATTATGAATCTCCAATGGTTCTTCCGACACAGTAAACCAACCCAATAGGGGGAGCAAACACAGATGCCCGTCAAGAAGTGTAAGAGCAGCAGAAGGTCTGGACGAAAATATGGTTCTAGCGGTAAGTGCTATACGGGATCAGGGGCAAAGAAGAAGGCCTCGCGACAAGGCCGAGCTATCAAGGCGTCTCAATCGAAAAGAAAGAAATACTGATGAAAGACAAGAAGCACCTATCTGATGTTGTTGAGAGAGCCATGAAGGATGAGTCTCACGGCCCCTCTCCCTGGGCTCAGCAGAGCGGGGTAAAGATTGTGATCAACCTGGGTGGACCCCCTCCCATGCGACACCACGCACCCATGAAGCACAACCCTAAAAAGCTTGAACACAAGAAGCCCATGAAGATGAAGAAGCGTAAGCCCGGTGTCTCTGGGCCTATGGAGAGCGCCCTTAAGGAGATGTACTAGCCATGCCCGGTGGGTACGACGTAACTTCTAGAATGCCCTCTGGAATGGTTGGGGAGGCACTTCGTCGCCTTGGCAACGCAATGCCCTCCATGGGGAGGAGTGAAGTCGTTCCACCAGAGGGAGCTACTCTTCTTGAGCCGAGAGAGGATGACATCTCTGGGATACTTTTAGAGGCGGCTAAGCAGGGGGCACTGGGAAGCTCTTTAGCTCAAACAGCGGTTAACGCTCCTCGCCTTGTCCCCTTAAGGGCGGAAGAGCGGGCGGCGACCAGCCTGGCAGACGCCTGGAGAGAAGGAATACGAAGCGGCACCCTGCTTCCAAGCGAAGCCGCGCCCAGCCCCTATGACTACGGCCCCCCTAGCCCAGAGTTTCTAGAGAGGGCTGCTTATAGAAGGAGAATGGGTGAGAACTTCTCGGATGCGGCTCGAATCCAAAGAGGCTTTGGCGAAGCAATGTCCTCTCCAGTCAGTCCAGAGTGGAACTATATCGTTTCCGATGGGTACCGAACGCCCAGCGCAAGTCAGGCTGTCAGGGAGGTTCTGTGGGACGAAACCATCGGAGAGGGCCGCAGAGCGCGGGGGCTAGAAAGGGGCAAGGCTCTTCTAGAAAAGGCTAGGGCGGTAATGGCTCAAGAGGGTGCGGCAAAGGCTGCTATGAAGGCTGGGATCAAGGGACTTGGTCGCGGAGCTATCGTAGGTGCTGCACAGGGGGCGGCTGTGGCTCCTGCGGCAGCGTACCTTGGGCACGAGGCAGGCAGGCCAAGGTCTGGCGGCTACTTCACCCCACCAGAGGGGATAAGGGAGC